TAATACTTACTGCGCCTGTACTTCCATTTACGGATTGTACTGGTGCTTGCGCTGATGTAATAAAATTACTATCATTTGTTAAACTTCCAATCGTTAATCCACCTGAACCAGATAATTTTATTTTATTCGCTGTAATTGTTCCTGTATCTATATTTGCGCCATCAATAGTAGTAATTGCACTACCATCTTCTGAGAATGTTCCACCACTAAAAGTTACTACTCCTGTAAATGCGGTTTGTTTAACTATTGCACTATAAGTTACAGTACAAGTAGCGTCTGTAGGGGCACTTTGACCTCCACTATATCTTACAGTCCAAAAACTACTTGTTGAACCAACATCTTGAGTTCTTGGTGAGTTTGTCCATTTATCTGTTGCTGAAGTATCTGCAAGTGCTAAAACTTCTGTTGCTCCACTACCACCGTCTATATCTCCAGTAGAGAATGTATAAGTTGTTGAACCTGGAGTACTTGGAGCTACTCCTGTATTTGAAGTTTTTTCATAATACAGATAACCTTGTACTTGTTTTAATCCATCTGCTCCGTCTGCTCCGATTACACCTGCAGAAACAACAAATTCTTCTGAAATAGTATGATTTCCACTTCCGTCTGTTACTACTTTTGCAAGTATTGTATCTTCTATAAAGTTTGGGACAAAACTTAACTTTGAAGCAGTAACTCCGCTATACGCTCTAGTAGATACTCTATCAATTTGTAGTTTTGTGTCCGAATCAACAAAAGTAACTTTTGCCATGAATAAACTAGTTCCGCTACTTAAAAATATTCTATCTCCTGGAGAAAAATGAGAGGTAAAAGTTGTACTTGACCCTGTTACTTGTGTATCTCCTGCAGATAAAGTGGCTGTTCCACTAATAGCTGTTAGTCCACTATTTGAAGCCCCTACTTCTGCAACATACTCAAATAAAAGTTTATTACCATCTGCATCTGTTGCTGTAGTATTATCTATAACTTGAAGTGCTTTTAAATGGTCACTTGTGGCGTCTGCATCAAAAACTAAAAATGCTTCTTCATTGTTTCCTAAACCAAAAGCTTGGCTTTTATTTGCTGAAGCTGCATTTGTAAAACTAAACCCAGTTCCAACTGTATTCTCAAATCTGTAAGCACCACTTCCAAAACTTAAAGTTCCTCCACTTGTTATAGATAAAGAAGTATTTAATAGTCCACCCTTTGGTATTCTTCCTATTCTTGATTTATTAGTTATTAGTTCTTTTGAAGAGTCAATATTTATTCTTCTTTGAACATATTTTGAATAGTTACCTTGATTATTTTTTGTTCTAACTTCTATAGTATATACTCCAGGTTGAACATTTTTAAATACGTAGGAGCTTACTTCTGCTCCTACTTTTTTAATAGATATTACATTTCCATCTTGTCCCTCTATTACGTCATTTCTTACTTCATATCCAGCTAAATGTTTATACTTTTTATTATCAACAACTGGGTGTTCCCAACTTACATTTAAATTAATACCACTAGCATCAATATCTGCTTCTTCGGCAAGACTAGACTCTCCAAAACTACTAATAGATAAAGCTAAACTAGTCGGAGCAGGAACATCATCTGTTCGTACGGCAGGTCTTCTTTCCTCTGGTACAACGTCTATTACATATCCTCTATCTACTAACTCAAATTTTTCTTTGGCATACTCTACAGCAGTTATACTAAATGTAGCTTCTGTCTCTTCTCTTATTGCTGCAACAACAAAATCTTTTGGAGAGGCTTCTGTTTCACTACCTGTTGCTGCTGTTGTTTCTGTTATAGACCATATTACTTCACTATTTGGAACAGCAGAAAAAGCTGAAGATACCGTCACATCTCCTGATGCATTAAAACTAGATATTGTTTTAGTTTCAACTCTAGTTTCTTCTGACCAGAATAAATGAACTAAATTATTTGAATCGTCTTTTACATTTACAGATTTTGGGTGTGTATCTATAGCTGCACCACTTTCATCAACTAGTACTAAATCTCCTTTTCTATAATTTACACTATTAATTGTAGCTACGTCTTGTGCTAAGTAAGCTCCTCCACTAGGATAGATTAAATTTAATTGATGAGTACTACTACCACTTAAACTTATTGCCCTATCTAAAAAGACTCTTGTTGTTGTATTAGTTCCAGAAGATGAAACACGACCACTAGATTGTGTATTTGTTATATCTGCGTCTTGTATTTGTATTACGTCACCAGGTTTTAAAAATCCTGCATTTATTCCAGTAGTAAAAGTAACTACTTCTTTTTCTAATTTTTCTGTTAAAAGATGCCACTTACCAAATCTATGTGCTTGTCCTCTTGAAGTACAACCAAAAGCTACAACTTCTTTTGGATTTATTTTACCTGTCTTTATTACATTTTCAAAATCTTCTACTATTTCTACTTCTTGTTTATATGCATTATCAGGATTATTCCAAGTAACTCTTATTTGATTACTTCTAAATCTTCTACTTGAACCTTGATAAGTAAACATACCATCAACAATATTTCCTTTTGTAAAAGTATATACAGGACTTTTATCTGCATTTATGGTAGGACTTATTTCACTATCAAAATAAACTAGCAAGCCTCTAAATGCACTAATTAAATCTGCAATCATTGTCTGTGCTTGGGTTATTGTTTGGAAATAAACATTACAACTAAATCTAGGTTCTGTGCCTCCTTTTCCATCTGGTACAAGTTCGTCGCAGTACTTAGCTAATTGAAATAATTGATATTTATCTATGTTTGAAAAATTATCATCTGGGTCAATATATTTACCTAATCCATATCTATCATTTGTTAGAACGTCCATTAATATCCAAACAGGATTATCTGTCCAAACTGGATTATAATTTGCACTTGTTTTACTAGTAAAAGTTTTTATATCCCCTCTAAAGTTACCGTCCCAGTCTGTGTATGAGCCGGTATTGGCTCCTGTAGTAATATTTCTAGTATAACTTGCTGCTTGACCCTCTCCTAGTTCATGTCTTGAAAAATAGTTTGTTGGAACTTTTACTTTTAATCCTCTTATTTCATATGACCTTTTTGGTACATTAGTAAAGTCTTGTGCCGCAAAATGCACTGCACCATATGCTAAGTAAGGATAGGATAATTTATCTTCAATAATATTTTCTATTGCTTGTAGCTGAGTTGCACTATAATGAGTATAGTCTCCATGACGAGCATTTGATGGAGTAATTCTATTTATTTTTATTCTATAATCTGAAAAAGGTTGGAACCGTTCGGTATCAATACTTATTGTTTTTACAAAACTTGTTTTGGTGTTTGCTGTAAAGTAACCATTACTTGGACTTATAGGTTTACCTGCTCTTCCTCCCCATTTTATTGCTCTAGTGGATAACTGCGAATCTGTAGGCCCCATAATAAGTTCTGATATAAAGTTACTGCCGTCTCTAGTGTACTCAAAGAAAATTTGAAATTCTGCAAAAGATGGAGCTTCGTGTCCACTCTTAGCTTTGTGTGCATAAAGTCCGCCAGGAAATTTTATAGTTATATTTACTTGGTCTACTTCAGATGGCTCAGCAACTCCCATATCTGTTGAAGCTGTTTTAATTGTGGCAGAAGCACCTGCTTCACTTACATTTTTCCAGCCTCCATCAGCAAAATAATTATCGCTAAATCCGCTTAAGGAGCCAAAATCTGTTGGTTGAAGTGACGCATTTATAGCATGGGGAGTACTTGCAGAACCTAGTCCAAACATTCCTGGAATATAAGTTTGGTCTCTATAACCATTTCTAAATGCAAAAGATGTTTGTTCAAAGTTAAATTTTGGAGTGCTTTGTCTAGTTTGGGTTGGAGTTGATAATTGTGCGTAAACTGTGGTAACACTTACACCTCCACCATTTGTTAGTGTTGCTGTATTACCAGAAAAACTTGAAATTGTATCTACTAAATCAACTGTTATATTTTTTGATGAAACTGTTTTTGGAACGGCAGGTTGTACTCTAACTGATGTTGCACTTACAACTTGTACTATTTCTCCTATATAATGACAACCATCTACTCCTGCTCCTTCAATACTAACATATTGAGGTAGTGCTTTAGAGCTTCTTATATCATCAGAAGTAAAAAAACTAGAGGAGGTTGAAACTACAGTAGAACCTTCAGTTGTACTTGCTATACCTGAGCCTGATTTTTTTGCTCCTTCTATTAGAATACTAAATGTTCCTTCGTTAATATCCCTGTTAGTAAACATATTACTAGTATTATCAGTAACAACGCCTGTACTATGATTATAAGAAACACTTCTTGATGTTGTAGCACTAAAAGATGAATTTATACTATTTTCTACTATAGGAACACCATTTAGCATGATAGAGGAAGGACCATTAACTAATCCCTCTATTGGTCCCTCTGATAATGCGTCATAAATTACAGCTGTTTGTTTTTCTGAATCTCTTACAGTAAAAAATCTTTGCTGTTGTGCATCACCAGCGCCGCCTGAATTTTTTCCTTTTCTTGCCATTATGGTGTTGGTCCTACTATGCCTATTATTGAGTCAAATCCTGAATCATCTCTTGATTCTGAACGATTGTTTGAACCATCGTTACCATCATCTGTTGCATTAAAACAATATCTTCCCCACCCATCATTTGAGTTTGGTGGGATAGCACCATTTTTACCTGCAAAAGTATATCCCACAGGTTTTGTAATATTATTTGTAAATCCAAAATTCATTGGAGTTCCTCCTATCTCTAATTGTCCATAGCAAAGAGGAACAGGAATACCTTGCTTTATAACATTTGATGGGCCATCAAATAAGTAACCCTCTTCAGTTTCGCTAGGAGGTTTTGGTGCAAAATATTCAGATATAGCAGAACTTGTTAAAAATCCACCAACAGTCAAAAGAGCAGCTTTTGCAACCATCATTCCAAAACCTGCACCGCCAGGAATCATCATAGCAGCAGCTATTAAAAGTACTCCAATAATTAATTTTCCTAATTTACCAATAGAACCTGCAGGCACAGGAGTTATAATAACATCATCTTTTCCTAAATCCATTTGAAGATTATCATGGTCTAAAAAGTCTTCTCCTCTTTGCACTGTAAATTTTATGCCTCGTTCCGTGCAGTCTACTAAATATTTCGTTAATTTATTTTCTCGTTGTACATCAATGCCTTTCATGCCCTCTCTAATCGTGGCCGCATTTAGTTTCCACTCTTTTCCAAAGAGTTCTCCCATTTTTCCATTTAAATAAAAAGTTCTTGTCATTTTGGCTCCAATATATAATATTCTTTTTGAGGATAACTTACTATTAAGTATGGTATTAATAGCTCATTACAATTAGCGATATCATAACCGCTGGGTTTACAATTTTTTTGGTTATAGTGACTATGGACTACATATAAAATTTTAGAAATCAATTGATATTTAACGAAAGTCTTTGCGTCAATTTCAAAGTCATCTTTATCTTCAGAAATATTTTCACACAAAATCCATTTTTTCTTGTCATTTTGCTGTATTATGAGTCCACACATTTCCCTTGGAGCAGCATTTTTAGCCGCCTCAAATATGTCTGGTAAAAACTTAGTTAAAACTTCTTGCACCTGGAAAACCTCCAAAAGGTAAAACAACTTTAGTATCTGTATCACATTTACCTGTTGATGTTGAAGTTCCAACAGATTGAGGATTAAATCCGTATCTCATTTTACAGCCTGTTAAAGTTTTACTGCACATATCTGCAAGTTCCCAGTAAATCCCAAAATCGGGGGTTTGATTCAAACTTGTTCTTTTAGCTTTCCATAGCCGAGTAACTCCTCCGCTAGTATGTTTTACATAGTCATTAAAATTATCTGATGTATAAGCAAAGAAAGTAGTAGAACTATCCCAAGTAGACCATACTCTCACTCTTTTTACATTTGAGTTAGAGTCACTAAGAGTTCCTGGACTGCTTGTTGTACTTCTAGCTTGCCAATAATTATTAACTGTAGAACTATCTGCAGAAGTATCTATTGCTCCTGATTTTTGTAATCTTCTAACTCCGGAGCTTGTGCCTAAAGTTGTTGTTGTTTTATAATAACTATTTTTTGTTATGCTTCCTACTGAAGTACTAAAAGTAACTGTTCCTGTTTCTCCTGTATTTGGAACAACATATTCATCATCAATATTAACTAAAGCTATATACTCTACTGTTCCATCAAGTCCTGAAGTTTGTGGTTTAAAACTTGGTTTGTATTTACTTTCTGTATGCCAAGTACAACCACCATTTTTTTCGTATTCATTACTTATATCTACTGCAGCTCCTTGATATATCCATGGACAAGCATTTGCAACTACTTGTCTTGCAGGCAAGGTAACGCCCTCTAAATCAAAGGGGGCAGCTAGTTCAAATTCTACTATTTCTTTTGTTGTTTGTTTTACTCTATCTATAAGAAAAACTTGTTTTACAAATTCTACAGGAGGGGTTGCATCTCCACTTTCTCCTACTAAGTATTTTTGTAGTGTTGTTCTTCGTGTTATTTTTGCTCCAAGTAAATCATCATATTCACCTACTGCGTCTCCAAAAACTGAAAGAGCATTTGCAAAAGCTATTGAAGGTCTTGTTACTGGCCCACTTGGATCAATTCCAAATCCTGTAGCTTTTACAGGTAAAGCAACATATGTATTTACAGTTCCACCTTCTTGTCTAAATTGAACAGTTGATAAATCTTCTTCTACTCCAGCATGAAAATATACAGTACTAGAACTAGATAATTCTAGTTCAAAAAGTTGAAGAATAGCTGAACCAGGAGCTTGTTTTTGAAAATCTTTATTAAGTAGTTTTTCTGTCATGATTCATAGACTCTTCTGAATTTTGCTGTTGCATTATAAAAATTATCTTTAAAATATGATTTGTTCCACTCTTCACACACAACCTTAATGGTTACTTCATTTCCACTTTCATTTGTATCAGGTATAGTAAAATCAAACGCAGTAACTCCTGCTTTGCTATCAAAGAAGGCTATTATATCATCTATATCTGCTACAGGTCTATTTGTAAAGGCTATACTAAATTCTTCTGCTAAATTATTTATTCCTCTTGCTATTCTTTGTTCGTAACCATCTCCAAACTCTACTGTAAAAGTTCTTGGAGTAGTTTTCTTTGATAGTCCTCTATCTGGTATTCTTCTTGTGCTTGTTAAATCTGTAAATCCTAATGCCATTTTATCCTCCGCTCAACATACCACCTGGTCTTTGTTGATTTGCTATCTCATTTATAACAGCTGCTTGTATACTTCTTCCCATGCCTGTTGCTTGCTCTTCTGTCATTTCTGAACTACCATCACTATTTACTGTAACATTTACAACTGAGTTTGTCATTCCTCCAGGAGCGCCATCTTTAAATACAACAGGTATTGCATCTTGTCCTTGTCCTAATGGTATAACTGCTTCTCTTCCATGTAGCACTGCAGTATATCCTGCATTTGGTCCATCTGCTATGCCTCCTGGCATATAACCCATTCTTGCTGAAAATTTAGGAGGTGTGGCTATTCCGCCATATCTCATTGGACCTCCTCCACCTCCACCAGGAACAGAGCCACTGCCGCCTCCACCGCCGCCGCCGCCGCCGGTGTCGCCGCTTCCTTGTCCCATTCCTGCAATAAGATTACTACCAAAAGCTGCTAATATACTTGCTGCTGCTTCAGCTGCTGCTATTTCCACTAATTTTTCTAAAACTACTTTTGCAAATTCTTTAAACGCCTCTTTGGCTTTCATTGTTCCATCTGCAATACTTTGGAACATTTTTCCTAGTTGTTGTGCCATCGTGTCATTTAATTTACCCATAACAGTATTTGCTCTTATTGCTTCTTTTTCTTGTTCTTTTATAACTTTTAATTGGTCTTTTAATAATAACAATTTTTTCTCTGCTTCTGTATTTCCTAATAGTTGTTTTGATTCAAGATTTGCTATTTCCTCTTTAACTTTTAGTTCTTGTTTAGTTCTTTTATTTACTATTTGTTCAATTTTTAATTCTGCTTTTACTTTATTTGCAAGAGGGTCTTTTCTACTGCCAACTCTTGCTAATTTTGCGTCTGTAATTCCAGTATCACGAAGATTTTGTGCTGTCTTTTCAATAATATCATTTGTATCTGTAGCTAAGTCATTAAAAAATTCAAATGCTTTAGTTGAATCTGTGAAATTTAAATTTAGTTTTGTATTAATCATATCCATGATTGCATCAGGTGTGTTATTCTTATCTTTTGCATTTTGTATTTCTACTGAAATTTGATTCAAGTTGCTGGCAAGTTTTTCAAAAGGAGTTGGATTATAAGTAATTCTACCTGTGGTTTCTATAAAATCATTAAGAGCCGTATCCAGACCTACTAAAGCTTCTCCTTTATCGCCTGCAGCTTCATTAACCTTTGCTATTCCTGTGGATAAAGAGCCAATTACATCTCCAATTTTTTGTGGGTCTGCATCATTGAATAATTTTACAAAAATATTTCTTAATATTTTATGGGTGTCCTCAGTAAACGCACCATCTTTACCCAAACTCCTTTCTAACTGGGCCATTGTACTATCAATACTATGACCGGCGACAAGGGTAGAGTCAGCAGCTAATTTAATCCCTAAATCTCCTCTCGTAGTTGATTGTAAAAAGTTTCGTATGCTTGCTAAATCTCCACCTTGTAGGGCGGTAGATGTAGCTAAATTTTCTGTAACTATATTAGCTAAATCTGTTTTTTGCGCTTTATCAAGAGAATCACTATCTCCTATAATTTCTAATGCCTCTTTGGCTCCTCTTAATCCTTGTATTAAATTAAATGTTGCGATTAATTGTTTATTAATTTTACCAAATTCTTCTTCGGCATTTTCTGCTGCCTGTTGGAATAAACTATTTCCAATTCTATCTATTTCTTTTACTCTGTCTATTGAGGCGTCAATGACATCTTGAGTTTTCATCATTGACTCTCTTACTTCTTTATCTACAAATATTAATTCGTATAAAAATTTTCCAACAAACCCAGCAAGAAATACAAAGAATGCAGCATTTAAAAGAGTTCCTAATAAAGCAAAAGTAGGTGCAAGTTTAGCCATTGCAGCCCCCATTATACCTACAGCAGCAGCACCAGCGGCAGCAGCTCCCGTAGTCATTGCTACTGTACCAGTTGCAACTGCTTTTA